TCTTGAGTTGAATTTATTGCAGCCCATTGTTGACCAATTTCTTTCCACACATAACCATCTTCACTTTTTTCTACAATAAAATGACTTGAATTGTGTTCAGTTGCTGTTGCCCATTCTAAATAATTTGATTTTGAAAATTTTGTTCCTTCAAAATAAAGCAATTCAACTGGTAGTGCTCCGTTAGTTATAATAGGGTATACTATAGTTTGTTCATTGCAATTGAATGGACTAATAACTTTAACACGAATAGCACCATCAGTAGTTGTTTGAGGCCAAGTGTGCGTTATTGACGGACTATTTGAACCTGGGATGTTCACCCAAAGTACTCCAGTTAATGATTGAGTATATGACCACAAATATGATGCTCCTGGGACTGGGGGGATTGAATATGTGTATGTAGAACCAGCAATTATTACATTAGTTCCCGATACTGGGCCTGCTGTTGGTAGGCTAGGATTTACTGTAATAGTTACAGAAGCACACCCACTGCTAAATTGTCCTCCACTAAAATTTCTAATCCAATAAGTAGTTGTAGTAGTAGGAGAAACTAATTGAGAATTACCTGTTCCAATCAATGTTACACCACATCCACCTGTATACCAATGCACTGTACCTTGTGCGCCATTTGCTACTAACATAGTAGAATTACCACTGCATAATGGATTGACTGATGGGGTTATTGAAGTTGGGTTGTTTACTACTGATACACAATTAGTTGATCTGTAGCCTAAATTACGGTTCTGTCCACACCCACAACTAGAAGAACAACAGTTACCTAAATTTAAATAATATGTTCCTGTAGTTGGGGCAGTCCATGATAAATAAGAACCTAATCCACACCAATCATCATTTTGTGCTAAACCTCCTGCTGTAGGTTGAGTAGACACTGTTAAATATGGGTCTGCAGAATAGTAAGCAGAAGGAGCAAATGAATTACAATAAGTAAATTCATATGTGCATCCTGCGGTGGCTTGAAAAGTAACATATCCTAAACACGTATGGTAAAAATATTGCCAAGAAGTGTTTAGTGAGATGGTTCCTAATGGGTTATTACAATATGCTTGAGAATAAGCAGTTTGATTAGGATTAGTGAAACCTAATGCAACTATAAGCAAAACTAATTTGAATAAAATTTTTACCGGTTTCATACAACATTAACAATGCTTACATTTGTTATAAATATTATATTTTATATTTCCAAACATATCCTCCTGCAGTTTTATACTTTCCCCTCAAACATTCTGAAATACATGGTTGTGGGGTGTTAGAGGTTTGGGAAGCTATTAAAATAGAAGGATATTCTTGGATTAAATTCATGTTTTTATCATATTGGAAAATATAGTTAAGATCGCTTAACCCTCACAAGCTACACAATTGTCATCTCGTTGAATTGCATCACCACGCAAAATTGATTCAGATCGCATGTAGTATAAAGTTTTAATACCTTCTTTCCATGCTAATTTGTGTACATCACTAATATACTTTGGTGAATCAGAAGGATCAAATGTTAAATTTAATGAAATAGCTTGGTCAACATATTTTTGTCTAATACCATTTTGACGAACAATTTCATATGGGTTAATTTCCTTAAATGTCAAGAAAACTTCTTTTTCTTCATCCGTTAAAATATAATCAGGTAACCCCATTACTGAACCTTTATCTTTTGCAATTTGATCCCAAACACTGTCAATATTGTATCCTTTAGATTCAAGTAATTTTTCTAGTGTTGGATTCTTTTTAATAAATGTACCTTTTGCTGTTTTTAAGTTAAATACGTTTGCAGGGATTGGTTCAATTGAAGGTGAAACACCTCCTGAAATATGGGCATTAGAAACTGTTGGGGCAATTGCTAAATGATGGGTGTGGCGCAGTCCGGTACCTTTACACCATTCAGGTTCTCCATATAGTTCAGCTTGGGCGCGGGAAGCCTTTAGTGCTTCTTTTTCAATGAACTCAAACATAACTCTTGTATAAGAATTTGCTTGCAATCCCGCAAACGGTATTCCTTTTTCTTGTAAAAATGTATGCCATCCTAAAACACCAATACCAATTGCTCTACCTTTAGATGCTGAGCGGTATGTGTTTTCCATGAAACGGATGTTTTTTGAACGATCAATAAATTCTTGTAACACACCTTCTAAAAACCAACAAGTTAGTTCTGGTAAGGTCATTCCGTTTTCAAATTTATATTCTTTCCATTCATCCCATCTTGCTAGGTTAAGGGAAGATAAACAACAAATAAATGAGTGTAGTTCATCTGTGTATAATGAAATTTCGGAACAGATGTTTGTCATCGAAACATGTAAATTGTTCTTTTTATATGCTTCAGGATTATTGTTGTTTACATTATCCTCAAACATGATATAAGGTTCACCTGTTTCTAAACGTGTTTTTAAAATTTCACCCCATAATTTCAATGATTTAGGGTCACGTTCTTCAAGTTTGTTCATAAACTCGTCATCAATTACAACACATTGGTGCATGTTTAAACATTGGCGGTTTACATCTCCTTTTGGACGACGAATCATTAAAAATTCTTCAATATCTGGGTGGTTAATGTGTAAATTAACTGAGGCTGCTCCACGTCTAACTGAGCCTTGATTAGTTGCTAGAATAGTTGAATCATATATTTTAATCCACGGAACTACACCTTCAGATACACCATTGTCTTTAATTTGTTTGCCACGCCCTCTAATTCGAGATACACCAATTCCTACACCACCACCTTGAGATGATAAACGCATCAATTCTGAATTAGCTAGAGCAATTCCTTCAATAGAATCATCTGTATCAATTCCAAAACATGAAATAGGCATTCCACGTTCTGTACCTAGATTTGATAAAACAGGAGAAGCTAAACATAACCAATTTTTTACTATTGCTTCATAAAAGTATGGTTGTAAATCTTTACGTTTTAAGCGACGTGCTGCTGCTTTAGAAACTCGTTTAAATGCATCAAAAACATCTTCATCAGGCAATAAATAACCTTTAGAAATCATTGATAACGAAATCTCATTCATCCATGTAGGATAATTTTTACCCTTTGTCCAGTTTGTTGTATCTACTTGTATGCTCATAATATTATAAATCGCTCCAATCAGCGGTTGATTTTGAATAATCTGTTACTCGGTTTGCAAAGAAATCTTGATGTGTTTTGCCACTTGTTAAATGGTTAAACCATTCCATTTCTCTCATTAAGTTAGGATCTACATCGTTGTAAAGTGGACTATAACCTAATTCGTTTAATTTTTCGTTTGCACGTGCTTTAATAAAGTTTTTTAATTGCTCTTTTGATAAACCTTCAATATCACCCATTTCAAATGCTTTGTCAATAAAGTCAAATTCTAGGTTAACTGAAACTTCACATGCTTTGTAAATTTCACCCATCAATTTATGGTCATCTAAATCTGTGTTTTCGCTTACTAGTGTTCTAAATAACCAGCATCCTGCTTTTGAATGTAATGATTCATCACGTACGCTCCATTCAACAATTTGACCTGTACCTTTCATTAGGTTACGTAATTGAAATGACATTAAAACAGCAAATGAAGAAAATAAATTTACACCTTCAGTAAATGCAGAGAATATAGCTAATGAAAGTGCTTTTTCATGTAATGTTTCTCCGGGTGTTTCAACTAAACGATCAATTTTTGCTTTAGCTTCTTCGTCTTCTAAAAATGCTGCAAAATCATCTAAGCCAAGTTCTTCATTTAATCGAGCATATGCTTCAGCATGAATACTTTCAAAATCAGCAAATACACGAGCCATTGCTTGTACTTCAGGTTTTGGGAACCATATAGATACTTTTGTTGACCAATAATCGTTTACGTGTACTTCTGTTTGAGCAAATGACTTTAAAATATTTCCAATTAAATTTCGTTCAGAATCGTTTAATTTAAGTTTCCAATCATTTAAATCTGAAGCTAATGGTACTTCATCTGCTAGCCAATGTGCTCGGTGTTGGTCTTTATAAAAATCAAACGCTGTTTGATATTCAAACGGCTTATAAAAATTGCGTGGTTCAGTTATCATGTATTTAGTTCAAAAAATTTACTTGCTAGCATTCTTCTGTCAAGATCTTCATATTCTTCACTTGACAGTTTTTTTGGAGCGTCAGTTTCTTCATCATAATGATTTCCAATTTCAATTTGGCCGGTAGATGTGTTTACTTTTACTTGAAAAGTAAGTCCATCCATTCCATATCGATTTTTCATAATATGAAGTCTTCCTGTTCCGTTAACTTTATCTTCTTTTTTCCTTGATAATGATATTGAAAGGTCAGTTATCATCATTTTATCATAACTTCCCGCAGCTTTATCGCCCTCAATAACATCATCCTTGGCTCCTGCGCGATTTACTTGCGAAACTGACCAAATTGGTAGATTTAATTCACGAGCTAATCCCTTGGTGCTTGTATAAATATCGTCAATTTCTTCCTTACGATCACCTCTTTTTCGTCTTGAAGAAAGAAGGTCAATGTAATCTATAATGATAAGGTCTGGTTCAATTCCTAAATCTTTTACTTTATTTATATGTGCTTCTATTGTAGAAATTGTGGTTTTCCCCATTGGAAATTCACGAATAATCAATTCACCTGGTAAGTCAGATGTTAAGTTTTCTACTGAGTCTTTATGTTTTTCTAATTGGTCAACAGGTACACCAGTAAAGAAAGCGTCATATCGTCTTCCAGTATATGCTTCACTTAATTCTAAAGTATAGTGAATAACATTATATCCCATTTTTACAGCATAACCACCTAAAGCAACTAGTGTCCAAGATTTACCTCCTCCAGGATTACCAAAAATCAAACCTAAATCTCCATTACCTAAACCACCTTGAACTAGTTCATTAATTTCAGGCCAAGGAGTAGGTACTATTGTTCTATGATCTTCACGATAACGTGATTCAGTATCTTTTTTATATTCGTGTCCAATGTTTTTATCAGCACCTGCTTTCATTGCTGATTCAATCATGTATTTGATAGAATCGTAATCACCTGCTTTTAACAAATCAACACTATTTAATAGAGCTTTTTTTAACTGTTGATTTTTACAAAATGTAGAAAATTCTTCTTGTACATACTGTAAATCTTCAATGTCTGCTCTATATGCTTCTCGTAACTGTTCTTTAACGGACACTTTAAGTACTTCATTGTCTAACTTTTTCATTTCAACTTTTAAAATATCCATTGAAATTGTTGTATGATACTTTTCGTAATATTTTAAGATTTCATTTATAATCCATTTATGAGCCGGATTGCTAAAATATTCATCGCTTAGTACGTCGTTTATGTTTTGTAAAAATTCTTTATGTGTTAATAAAGAAGAAATTACTTTCATCTGGAACGATGGTCCGTATTCATCAATTGATTGTAATGTCATTTGTTATAACTTTTATTTAAATTTAATAACTTATTGTCGGGTAACCAACAAATCTTTGAAAATATCTTGAACCCAGAATTCAGTATTTCGAATTAAGTTTCCAATTTGATCTTCGTTGCACATTTCTACAAATGTGTGAGGTAAAAAGTTTAGGTGAGTTTTTTCAACAAACTTGTCTATAAACATTTTATCTGTATCGCTTATCATAGGATTAGACAAATCCATAACTCTATATTTATCCTCTAATAAAGGAACATCATGTAATACTCTTGCATATACAACATGTTCTTTTAATTTTACTTCAGCAATATCTAATAAATCGTCAAATGATAAATTGCGTTCAGCTAGTTCAGGGAATTTTTTAAATAAACCTTTAGGTCCTAATCCCTTAATACCTGTAATTCCATCAGAATTATCACCCATCAATAACTTGTATAACAAGAAATTGTGTGGAGGTACATTAAATTTTTCTTTTACAGTATCTGTAGTGTAATATTCTTTTTCAATTGGACGATAAACGATTACTTGTTCGGTTACCAATTGTAAATAGTCTTTATCACTGGATACTATGAAGGCTCTGTCTTCAGGTTTAGTAAGCAGTGTATCGCTTAAATATGCAATGATGTCATCTGCTTCTACTCGAGGTAAAGATATTGTTTTAACAGGTAATGTCTTTAAGTATTGGATGATTCGAACAATTTGATCTACTTTAGAGTCATCTTCTTCTTCCAAACTATCAAATAATTCATGTTTTGTTACTCGAGTTATATTTCTTGTAGATTTATATTCAGGTATAATATTTTTTCTATTATTGGAGGAACCCGCACCATCAAACACAACATAAACTTGTGTTGGTTGAATGGTGCGAATTAAAGCCCCCAAAGAACGAAAAAAGCCCCCTAAACCTCCGATGTGGACTCCATTTGAATTGACTGCATTGATTGCACTAAAATTTCGAAAAAAGAGATTGAGTCCATCTATAAGCAAGTAGCGCTCCGATTGTGGGGTTTCGTCCCCGTGTTCTTGTATGTTGTCTAAGAGGTTTAAGAGATCTTTTTTCATATTAATCTTCGTTTTCAAATAAATCAGGTGTAGGTGCTTTTTCATCCCACTCACTATTATCTTCCTGTACTGTATAAGTACCTTTTCCTAAAATATCTGCCCATTCGTGAACGTGAGTATCTTTGTATTTTTTAATTGCATTTGGATCATCTTTAATAAATCCGTGTACTGTTGAAACAATAGTACCCATTGTTGTAATACCGTTGATATGGTTTTTATCACAAGCAATTTTTGTACGCAATGCAAATTCAACTTTCTTCTTGTCCTTAACAGCGTTAAGTTTAGAAGTACCAGCATTTGTAACATTTCCAAAAGTCAAACACAATGACACGTCATAGTAAAATGTGTCTCCACCTTTATTTGTCATCCTAGGTTGTGACATAGGAGTTAAAGCCGGAGCAACACCTACTTTGTTTACAATAAACAAGGTATTCGTGTATTTTGAGCTTTCCTTACGAGACATTACAATCTGTTGATTGATAAAATTACCGAATTGAGTTGCAATGGCTCCTGCATTCCACATTGGGTTATTTTTACCTTGCTCAATAGACATTTGACATGGAATTGAACCAACTGAATCCCAAATGAAGAGTAGATCATATGGTAAATTACCTTTTTTCTGTTCAGTTAATAAGTCGATAATGAACTCAGCAATATCTTCAATTGAATTCAATGAACTTCTATCTCGGTAAATAAAGAAACCTGTTTGATCAATAATCTCACCAGTTTCCATATCAACTACATCTTCGATTTCAAAACCCATTGTTTTCCAGTGATTCCAATCGTGTTTCATTTCGGTAATAATTAACACAGGCAATATTCCCATCTTTTGAGCATTAACTGCAATTTCGATAGTCATAGTTGATTTGCCTGTATTACTTTTACCTCGAACCATTGAATTATGCCCCATAGGAATACCAGGGATAGACAATGCTTCTTGAAGAGCAGGTGAAAATGGAATCCACCTTTGCTCTTTGAATTTAACATTTGATGCTAAACCTTTATTCGCCTTAAATTTATCTAAATTAAACGCGGACTTTAGTTCATTACCTGCCGCTTCAGTAAGCGATTTTCTTCCTTTAGCCATAACTTATTTACTTAATTAAAATGGAGAATCTTCATCATCAAACAGATCATCAAATGCTTCTGCTTTTGATTTTTTAACTACTGGTTTTGTAGATAAGCTATAGTTTGATTTTGGTTCTTCTTTTACTTCATTAACTGTTTCATCTTCACTTTCTTCTTCATCTGCATCCGGATTTAACCATTCTTGGAGTGCTTGTTTGATTGTATCAAATGGAAGTGGCTTGTACATATCTTTTGGATTTTCTTGCTCTTCTAACCATTTTTCAATCAATTTAGAATCTTCAGATAATGAAGATGTTTTCATTGATGGTGCAATAGTTGTTTTATTGTAAGCTGTTCCTGTTGATTCAGGTCCTACAGTAACCAACTTAATGTCTCTACCAGACATAATATCTGTGAAATCACCTACTTCTTCATCAGCTGCCATTTGTAAAAATGCTTCGTAAATTTCTTTACCAAATTCCCACAATTGAACACCTTCAGCTTCTTCACCACGTACAATTACAGGAGCATAGATACGAGTTTTCGGATCTAATTTTTTAGCTAAACGCCAATTTTCTTTGTCGTTTGTACCACGAAGTTGTTTTGCAAATTCTGCAATTGGATCTTTTTCACCCCAGTTTAAAGGCGAAGCGATTACTTTACGGCTTCCAATTCCATAATAAAATTTCATTTCCGTAAATGGAAATTCCTTGTTGTATTTAAAAGGTACAACACGGATTGTTTGTTTGCCAATCGTTGGTTTGAAACGCTTGACGTTACTTGAATTGCTGTTAGATCCTCCATTAGAGGTCTTTTGCATTGATTCAAGTTTTTTCTTGATTGCATCGAGATTCATATATAACTATTTTTATTGTTTACAACGTTTAATATAATAACCTTTTTTAATATAACCAAATTATATTTCAACAATTTTAAAAATCTTTGTATTTAATTGTTTAATCTCATTGTGTTGAGTTAACAAAATACAATTTCTATAATGTTGCCAATTTACTGGAAAGTTGGTGTCAACTACTCCTCCATTTAACTTTTTAATTAACTCGTTTAATGCGTTTATTGTATAAAGTGTGTTTGATTCTTTTTTTCTATGTACTAAAATAGTATTGTCAGGAATGTCATTTACGTTTCCTTGATCTACATTATATGTAATAACATATTCGTTATTACTTTTAATATGTAGTACAAACATTTTGTTGTACATTATACTATAACGACTTGTTAACGCTAAAATCAACGCCTCTAACTCACTCAACGGTGTAAAAGTACAAAACAGTCTGTTATTCATTGATAAAGTATCAAATGTAAAATCGTAATCGTATTGATCATACATATGTTGGGGCTGTTCTAAAGTATTGTACATAACTTTTATTTAATATCGTTGTAGTTTTTACCTTGTTTTACTTTAATTTGTAATTTTTTGCCTTTAAATACCTGTTTTATCTGTTCTATTACATCTATTTCACTTTTATCTACATCAAATAAAAACGAATCGTAAACATATAACACGAGTTTAGTATTTTTTCCTCGCAAAATCTTAAATATCTCATATAATATAAGAACATTATTTGCGGTTTCCAAGTTTTGTAGTACGTAATTTAAAAGCTTTTGTGGATTCATGTTTTCCAGATCCTTTTTCATAAATTTATGGTCTGAAATAGGGCATTTAATGTATCCGTTTGTGTTGAATGTTTTCCACAAATCGTCTGTATATGCTTTTACTTGTCGAAAAAAGTCCAAGGTTTCGTATTCTTTCCAAATTCCTCCATAAAGCTGTTTAAACGTGATCTCTTTTGCTTTGGCATAGTCAACTCCATACATTTGAGCAAAAGATTGATGCACGTCACTATTACCAAAGTCATAACCACAGAGATTAGCAAGAAGGGTAGGATGATAAGCAGAAATATCAAATTCAATAAAAACTTGATTGCGCGGGATAAAACATTTTCTTTCTTCATTATCTTTATTTAAGGCTGAAAAGTTAATAGTGTTAAATGTGTTTGATGGTCTTGTTGTTAATGTGTTTAAATTATATTGCGTGTATACAAATTCGTTTATTTGCTGGTTAAAGTACTGTTCAAATAATTGAGGGTCTACTTTAATACCCGTTCGTTCTAGTTGATTAAACACAAGTGCTGCTTTATTGTAAAATGGATTTATTTCACCCTTAAAGTTAGCATAGTTTTGTTCACATACCTCATAGTGTTTTACAATCGGCACTATTGTGTTTAAATTTTGTACAACTGTGTATTTGTTATAAATGTAGTTGTGAGCTGTTGTTAATTGCGGTATATACGTATGGGGGGAGGGTGAGTATTGGTAACAATGCTTAAGGCAAAAATAATGTAGAAATTCCTTTCTATCTCTTACGTAAATATATTTTATACTGTTTAGTACTTTTAAACAATCATCTATTGTAGAATTTATTGTTTCACTATGGTTTATTGGAATAATATATCCTTTTGAATCATCTCTTGGACGAATGTAAAGAGCACATATTTCATTTTCAACAGGATGTAAGTTGTGTGACGTAGGGATCACTTCAACATAAGCAACGTCGTGTTCTATTCTTGCTAAAATGTCTATGTGTCTAGGATCTTCTATAAGCCAATACATGCTTTGAAGATACTAAAAATTTTTTAAATTCCCACGTAATATTGAGCAAAATTTTTAAAGTATTGAGAAAAACCTAGCCATTGATTTTGTGAAATAATCCTATTTACGTTACCTAAGTTTATGCTTTGTACTTGAGAAATTTCTCCTTTAATTACCCATTGTAAAGAAACACCTGAGTATAAATCATATGCTATAGATTGATCTTGGGAAATAAGTTGATTATATGTTGATTTTGAAATTTCAAGATATTTTAATTCATTATTTTTTTTACAAAAATATCTAGTAAAATAACTATTTTGTTTATCCTGTTCTGTTGGTAAGGTTAAATAAAAAGAAGGAATAGATCTTTTTTTAAATGAATTAGCTGATGGGATTTGGGTGTATTGAACTGATATATTAATTTCTTCTGTTAGTTGGGGAGTATCTTCAATGCGGATTTCAGTTTTAGTAGGAAGAGTATTAGTACCAGTATTTAAAAGAATTGGATATAAAAGAGATGTTTTAGGGTCTCTTGGATTTTCACCCGTGTATACTTTTCCATCTGAGGTTTTATAATATGGCCCTATATAAGGAGTTTGAGTGAGATTGGAAGAAGCGTCTGGGGTTTGGGTTAAAGAATACTCATCACCGCTAGTGTATAAATTGGTTTTAACCTGTGATTTTGGATAATATGCCATATTAATACATATTAAGGTGATTGGGGTAATTGAGTATAACCAGAATAAATGAAACATTAAATGGTATAAAACCTATAGAACCTCCAGATTTAGAAAATACTGCTAAAGTTTTAAAATATTCAGTAGCTACTGCTACGTTTTCTCCAACAAGTGAATCAGTAAATTGTGGCATAAATTATTTATTTATCCAATTTATTAATTTTTCATTTCTATTAAATCCTGGGAATTTCTTTTGGAGGGATTTTACTACATTGTTAATATAATTTTCGGTATTATTCTCACTAGGGGGAGCATATATATAATAAAATTGTTCCATATTAATATTAACCGATTTTCCTGCTATGTCATTTAATGAAGATGGTACTTTCCATTTACTTCTATATTGGTTACTATTATTTCCTGAAGCATTTACTATAGTTCCTGGGTATCCTCCTTTAGTCCATTTGATAAGGAATTTTTCAACCATAGCTTTAGCTCCTAATTCTGGTGTAGAAAATTTAGTAAATCTTCCTATTCTAGTAGATCCTGGGTCTATGTCTGGGTAGCTTGCTCCTGTTAAGTTGCCTGGGTTGTTTTGTCTGGTGGCTATAGTTTTTGCAGGGCCATATCCTTCGATTGTTCCTTGAGTTAATGCCCATTCGTATAAAAATGTTCCTGGGGTATATCCTGCATTTTGAAGAACAGTTGATAATTTTTTATTTCCTGTTATAGCAGTTCCTCCAGTAGAAGGGGGTGCAGATGGAGTAGTGGAAGGAGTAGTGGAAGGAGTAGTAGATATAGGAGATTCGTAATTTTCTTGTTGTTTAGTAACCGGAGCGCTTACTTTAACAACATTATTAACATTACTTGTTCTAGGTATCAATGTTACTTTAATGTCTGTTTCCCAATCACCATCTTTTAGTTTATGATCTACCCCAGTTATTATAAAATCTAAAGTTTTAGCATATCCCGGAGGAAGAAAACTAACGTCTAAAGTAAGTTCATTATAAATTTTTATGCCACTTAACCCATCTATAGTAAAATTAATGTTAAAAGGTATAAAACCTATAGAACCTCCAGATTTAGAAAATGCTGCTAAAGTTTTAAAGTATTCAGTAGCTACTGCTACGTTTTCTCCAACAAGTGAATCAGTAAATTGTGGCATAATACTTTATTTTTAAGGAAATAATTCCCATATTTTACCACCTCCAGTATCTCCAGAAGCCGCTTGAAGACCAAAACATTGAGCTGTCCAGCTCATAGCTGTAAAAAAGTTATCAGCTGATTCTTCTCGGGATGATTTTTCATCTTTTCCTACATCTGGGTCTGCAGCTATTAATTCTGTTTTAAATCTATCTGTTAATCCAGTATTCCATCTTGAAAATGCAGTTGCTTCAATTCCTTTAACATATCCACCAGCAGTTGCTCCTACAGTAATCATAGTAGCATACTCTGGCGTAATGGCTGTTTTTAGGTCTACTTTTCTAACAAAATTAGCAGCTGAGTAATTTCCTCCTGTTGCTTTGTAACCATATAATCTAAGTATATAATCAGGAGATGTTGAAGAGGTTTTAGCTCTAGGGGTAGAATCAAATATTTTTAATGTATTATCTTCTTCATCAATAATAGGTTCTAAATTATTAACACCTCCTAATGCTCTATTAACTCCATCACATATAGCTTTTATAAAGTCATATGTTGAAAGATTTCCCTTTACATCTAAATTTGAACTTACTTGATCAGCTATAAAATTAAAGTTTAAATATATGTTCATAGCATTAGCTGAATTTCCACCTCCCGTCCATTGGCTTAGTTCAGGGAATAAGGTTTGGTTCCAGCCACCTTCACTACTTCTATAAAAAGGAGAAGCAACTATGCATGTTTTCCAATCAAAAGAAATTTGCAAAGGCAAACGAAGCATAGGAGTTGGTCCGTTGTCTATTTTAAATAAATTTGGATTATCTTCTCGTTTAGTTTGGCCGGTATTAATTCTAGTTATAACTTTGGTTTTTAATATTTCTAATAAATATCCAAATCTTATATAATAGTTTGGAATAGTTGTTTTTAATACAAAACAATCTTGTTCTTGATAGTTTGTATTCCTTAATGGGTTAGGAAATACAACTGTACCACTAGTTGTAAAAGAAGGAGTTGATTTTAATAAAACTTGTTGGTCTGAGGTTAAATCAGAAGTTGCAGCGGGAGCAGTCCCTTGATAAATTCCATTAGGGTTTATTAGAAAATCATATAAAGGTTTTAGCTTATCTGAAGCAGGTGCTCCTATATGAGTGGGTAAGAAAGATCCATCTCCTTTTTTCCAAAAAACTATATCGTTTTTTTTATATTTAGCAATAAAATTAGCAGAAGCACCTGCATAGAGTACATCTTTAAAACGAGTATCTATAGTAGTATCTTGATTATAATTATGGTAGTGTTCTAAAATTGCTTTATTTATTGGATTATTTACATTTGGATTTTTTGTTGCTATTCCATTTTGATACTCTTGAAAATCAGCTTCATTAAAAGCATCAGTTTTAGTAGTGTATGTTTTAATTGTAGTTGCAGATTGAAAAATTGCAACTATACCAAATTTTGTTGAAGTTTTTTTATTTCCTCCTTCAACAGGAAAGTGGGTTCGATCTACAGTAAAATAATCCTCACTCCCATTTCTCTTAAAATTAGTAGTATTTACCCCCCCTGAAAGACTTAGATCTCCTGATGTATCATATTCCGAAATTTCATATACAGGACTAGAATCAGTAAATGTTTTGTCTATATATCTATCAGTTACATTTTTATAATCTTGAGGGGTATCGCCACTAAAATTTTTTCGACTTCCAAAATGATAAGCTAAGTAACCTAATTCGTCAGTTCTTGCTATTTCAGCAGCTTCAACTATTTTACCTGTTAAATTATTTTTAAGGAAATATTGTGTAGTTAAATTTAAATTATGCTCAGATGCTGAAATAGAATCTGGTCCTGTAATTAGGAGGTTACCCATATTAGCTGTAGGTTCACCTTCGGTTGTTATAGTTATTTGTTTTCCAGTTGGAGCAAGGTTTTGAAGTCTAAATACATGTAAAAGAGAAAGTATAATATTATCTTTTCTATGTTGATCTAATGAATCATTTTCTTGAATCCATCCAACAGAATTTGAATTTACATATTCTAACGTTTTACTGGTAGCTGGTATGTTGGTTTTTAAAGATTCAACTACATCTCCTAAACTTAGGATTGTAATTTCTATACTATATGAACCATCGGGATTAAAAGACCAATTAAAATTAGAAATTTTACCTAAAAGAGCATCAACATTTCCCGAATAATCATTTCTAGCTTTTTCTATTCGAGGCAACATTTCTAAATATGATCCATTTTGTACTTTTTTAAAAAAACCATTTTCAAGATCTTCTATAATAGAAGTATACATTTTTTCAACAGTACCACTTTTAAGAGTTTCATCCGTTTCTCCAGGTTTTGGGTTTTTTAAATATATTCCCCAACCCCATTCTATCATAACAGTATAACCTAAACGAAGATATAATAAGTCTAAAATAGCAAGTTGATCTCTATTTTGGGCTGTTAATTTAACTGTTGCTTTTTTTAATGAACCTCGGGTTAGGGACTTTACTTCTATACTTTCTATACCAGGCATAGGGATTATACCCCAATCCGTATACCCTTCATATGCACCATTTTTTCCTAAAAAAGTATCTCGTTGTTTAAGAATTCCTTCTTTTTTTGTTATAGATTCAAATGTAGAATATCCTCCAAATAAAACATGGTTTTTAGCTAAACCCATACCTTTATTATCTTTAATAAAGTCTTGGGGGTAGCCCATATCTTGTAGTTTTGTTTCTGAAACTGAAACACCAGAAGCTAATTTAATAAAAGCTGTTTTAGAATTTAAATAAGCTAGTTGCTGGTCAGTTCTATCACTAAGTACTCCACTACCATGAGTTCTTTGGCGTGCTTTAATTTGTTCTTGAACGTAACCAGGAATTTGATCTCCTATTAATGCCATAACTTACAGTATATTTAAATTTTCAAAACTTGATAATATTGATGGTATTCTATCAGGGGAAGGTATTCTAATTTGGGTTCCAAAAGTTGGATACAATGAATCATTTGGTTGAGATGGGTTTGCTCTACTTATAACCCACCATAATGTAATATCATTGTAATAACTTAAAGCCAAAGTATCATATCTATCACCTTGAGTAGTATATATATAAATATCAAAGGAAGAAGGTGGTATCAAAGGATACTTTATATTTGTATACCTTCTTTTTGGATCTTCTGGAGTTTTTACAATTTGTGCGACATTATAACGGTTCATGATGTGTAATATATAAAAGTTTTTTATGGGTTACCTAGAAAACCCGTCATTCATTAAAAAATTCATTATACGCTTCATCGGTCTGTTCACTCAGTTCATTAGTTACTGGTATTTGGTTTGATTGGTTAAAAGTAGGGGATACTATAGGGGAATCTAAAGGAGATGGATAAAGACCTTCTATTGAACCTTTTTGATTTCCTCTAACTAAACCAACATTTTTAGCTTGAGTATCTTCAGTTGGAGGTGAAGTAAATAAATTTCCTATCGATGGGTATTGATAATTTTGATTAGCATTGTAACTGTCAGTAGTTTGATCTGTAGCTTTTATAGCTATAAACTTACCATTTTCTCCATATTTTGTTGGATCTATTAAAACATTATCTTCTGTAATATCAGTTGAAATTGGGGTATTTGTAAGTTTTATTATCTCTGGTCTTCTCTTATGGATTGGAGTAAACTTAAGAGTTACTTGAACCATATGAGGAAGTTGAGGTGCATATATGTCAGATGTTTTTCCATCTATAGGTACGTTAGTTTCCCATGGAGATTCATCAGGAATACTTAAATCTACTGAACTAT